TATCTTGTATTTTTTTATCTACTTTATTATTGTTAGCTTCCTGTTCTTCAATCTCTTTTTTAATTTCTTCAACGTCAGGTAGTTTAAACTCTTTGAGAGCTTTATTAATCTGCTTTAATTCCTTAACGTTACTATCTTGTCTAAAGAGATATTTTTCCTTTTTCTTTTGTTTTTCAGCTGCAAAAGACTCTTTTTGTTTTTCGTATGAAAGAATAGCTTTTTGAATTTCATCGTGTTTAGTAGTCTCAATGTCAAACGTTTTCTTCTTATCGGTAACATCTGTTTTAAGCAGATTTAACATGTCACTAAAAACACCTAAATTAAAAATATCTTCAATAAACTTTCTCTTTTCTTGCTTCTTTTTGGCCATAAACGGAATCGTGTTGTTTATGGTCATAATGACACAATTTTGAAATACTTCTGGGGTACTATTTATCTTAGACATTATAAACGTATTGGTATTTGAAATACTATCTCTTGTTTTATCTTCGCCATTTACGTAGATAAAGCATTTTGAAGGTTCTAAAGTTCTTATGATTTGTATCTCTTCTTTTTTATCTAAATTTTGTATAGCTAACTCTAATATGACTTCGCAATTTTTTCTATTAACGTTATTAATGATATTTTCTTTCTTTAAATCGCGCAATGTTTCACCAAATACTGCAAAGTAAATAGCGTCTGCAACAGTCGATTTACCTACCCCGTTTCTACGATCTTCCTTATCTTTATTAATACCGGTAATAATGTGTAACCCGCGCTTAAAGTCTACCAATACCGGTTGATTACCAACGGATAAAAAATTTTTAATACTAATTTTATTAAAAATAATATTCTTCATGTACTACAGGCTCTCTTATATAAATCTAAACAATAACGGGAAACATCCGTCTTTTGATCAACATCTAGAAGATCTACAAATTCCTCTATAGCTTTACCCATATCAACGCCCGATAAATCATAGGATTGATCTTCATTTACTGTAATAGAGTCATTATATAGTGAATAATCTACGGAAAGAGTAAACGGTTTATAGGTAGAGATCTTTTGAATTAGCAGGTCAATATTATCAGTAGTAATTTTCTTATCTACTACAATTTTAATAATATTATTCTCTACTGTCTGCTTTACTTCTGTAGCACTAATCGACTTGAGGGCAGTAAGATCTGTTAGCGATATCTTTTTATGTTTAGGTGATAATTCGTTTTCAAAAAAGTTATATGATAGATCATTAAAATCTAAAATATAATAACCTTTAGTTGAACCGGTATCACCAAAGTCCATTTCAAAAGGATTGCCTACATAAATGATTGTCTTATTATCATACTTGCGTTCATCTCTTAAATGAAAATGACCGGTCATAATCAAATTTGCTTTAGATAGTAGGTCGGTAGATTTTGTCCCATGATCGCAAGCCTTGTGACTATTCATTTTAAAGCTTTCAATCTCTAAATGACCAAAAAGTACATCACTCGGTGAAACTGTTTTAATATCTGCACCCCAAGGTAAAAATGTAGCTTTTTTCCCTAAAATTGTAAATGTAGTAGGCTCACTTATAACAATAATATTCTTCCACCCATTTAAAATAGATAATGAATTAATATCTGATCTGTCTTTATAAAACGCATCGTGATTACCTACTAAAATTACAATATTAAAATCTTCCCAAAGCTTTAAGATCTGATTAACTACGTGAATCGTATTAACTGCAATTTCATCTCTATAATGATAAAGATCTCCTAAGATAAAAATATCTTTTATCTTTTTCTTTTGAAGCTCGGTCTTTAGCCACTCAGCCCATCTTAGAGATGTCTCATGCCAAAAGATACTATTTTGATGTACGCCAATATGAAGATCGGCAATACAACAAACTTTATTTGAGCTTAAAGTTAATTCTTTATTTGTATTCACTCAGTTTTGTTATAATTATCATCACCTGGTTCAACATATACATTGTATGTATTACCATTATCATCAGGATTTAACATCAAGTCAGTATATACTTTATCACGGTATTCATTGAGTACGGCGTGGTGCTTATTCTCTTTCTTAATACGATTAATAAAAGCATGAAATGCAATGGTTGTAAAATAGGAGAACGGGCTAAAGCCGGTATCGAGTTTAAACTTCTTATTTCTTAATGCAGAAAACATCTTAACAATAGCATCACCTATCATATCATCCTTATAAGAGTAATTGATAAAATTAGGTGCATATGATAGTCCATTTGCAATCTTTGTTAAGCTTTCACCAAGCTTTTGTGTCACTACACCGGTCTTGTAGTAGCATCTAATCTCTTCTTCAAACTCTTTACCGTTGACATAATGTACCTTTTCTTTTGGTTTAAGCTTTTTACCATCTGGGGTAACCTCAGGTGCGGAAATGGTACCCTGGGCTAAAATCTTCTTAAGATCTGGATCGTTTTCGATCTTTTCTTCTTCTTGAAGATCTGCTTTTCCTTTTTTAGGCTTCTTTAATTTCTTTAATGTTATATTGGATTTTTTCTTTTTCATAAAGGGTTATTCGTTTCTCCATGTGAGCGGTGCTATACTTAAAGTCATCGGCGATGTCGAATATTATAAGCTTATCTTTATCTTTATGCAAGCGAAGGCCTCTACCTATTGATTGGACAATTTTAATTTTAGCTTTTCCTCCGCATGCAAAAACAATAAAGTGAAGATTTTTAATATTAATACCGGTTGAAAATATCTTAGAAATTGCAACGACAACTACATCAGTTCTATTTTCCATTAAAGCTCTAATCTTTTCTCGTTCAGTTACTTCTACTTCACCTCGGATAAAATATACTTGTTTGTCCGGACACAATCCTTTTATTGTCTTATAGAGAGTTTCACCATGTTCAATAAAATCTACTAAAATTAAAGTATTGTTTGTCAGCTTACAAGATAACTTACCAATAACATTATTTCTAAACTGATTACGCATTAAAAATCTTTGCTCTTCTCTATACAAGTTAGCGGAAGATATAACAGTATCCTTAAAAGGATCTTCACTATATTGTAATTTTAAAATCTGTACTTGAACATTACTTACATAGTTTTCTAATCTTAATTCGTGGCTATGCTTTTCGTAAATGATAGGACCAATCTTACCGATAATATTCCATTGATCCATTAAATTTTCTGGCATTGTACCTGTAAACCCAAACCGAATTGGTGTTTTAATGAGTTTAATAATTTTATTAACCTCGTTACCTTTTCTTATTTTATGTACTTCGTCTACAATTAGAGCATCTATATTTTCTAACCAAGAAAGGTCGGTATTTTTACTTTGTAAAATTCCGAGGTTTGCAACTATTACATTAAAGTTTTTATTATCTAGTGGGTTGCTTCCTGTCCACTTGGTTACAGAAAATGGTACATTATAGCTTTGAAAATCGCCTGCGGTTTGCTGTACAAGACCGAGATCGGGTACAATATATAAACATCTAAAAGTAGATCCGTGTAATAAGAATAGTTTTGTAAGTAAAGAGGCTGCAGTTAAAGTTTTACCGCCCGCAGTGGCTAATACAATTGTACCTCTGCCAATACTAAGCGCCTTCTTTACAATCTCTTCTTGGTAGTCGCGTAAAGGAAGGGCAAGAGGTATAACATCTGTACTATACTGTGTATTCTTTTCCCATTTTTTTGAAGGCTTAATAACACCAAAAAGCTGTTCATCAGTTACTACATCTCCTACATATTGATTGTTGGTTAGAAACTTTCTTATTTCAAAATAAAGCCCGGGCTCAAATCTGCCTGTGGGCGTGATTGCATACGACCTTTGAGGTAAGAATCTTCCATATCGCTTGCGTACAAAAAATGCTGCCTCATTTTTTACGGAAAAAGCCTCTCTTATATCTTCAAGCTTATCTCCAGAGATAATTCCAGCCCCTTTCTTGGGGTCAAAAGAAAACGCAATCATGTGGTTTCAAGCTTAATAATATCTACTAAATTCTTAATATCGTAAGAAGTAGAACTTAAAGTCTTTTCTGATTTTTCTAGTAATTCAATTACTAATTCAATTTCTTTTATTTTAGCATCTATGTCCACTATTTCCGAGCATTTTTCAGCTGTCCTTTCTACCACAGGAAATGCTA